CTACTTGAAGCCCCGCCAGTCCCCATGGTGGCCACGATTGATCCTGATACCCTTCCGATATTTATTAACCCTGCACCGCCCCCTCCAAAAAAAGTTCCTATGCTGCCACGTCGCATACCTGCACTACAGGGACAGCTTCTTGACTTTATGAGAAAAATGGCAAAAATCGAGAGTGGCAATGACCAGTATGTAGTGAATCGATATGGCATGATGGGCAAGTATCAGTTCAGCCCACGCACCCTTCGGGGATTAGGAATTGACGTTCCTCCTGACGACTTTTTGAACAGTGCAGCCCTTCAAGACTCAGCACTTGTGTTGTATCTGAAAGAAAATTTGCAAATTTTGCGTCGTACCATCAACAGGTATGAGCACACTTACTATCGTGGGGTGTATATTACTAAATCAGGGATTCTTGCGAGTGCTCATCTTGTTGGTCATGGGGGAGTGTGGTCATTCTTTTACCCTGAAAAATATCAATATGCAACTGCGGACGGTAATGGTACTACTGTAGAGTTGTATATGAAGGCATTCGCTAACTATAAAATAGAGCTATGACTATGGTATATGCATTACTTGGTTCTTGTTGTGTTACGCTGCTTCTCGCATTTCTCCTCTATACTGCCCTTCGGCGGGAGCGGGCAATGCGAGAAGCAGCTGCTGCATATGAAAAATACTATCAAGATCTCCAAACAGGTCTTGAATTTGTGCTGTCTGAAATCAAATCGGTTGATATACGAGGCTCGTTTGAAGCAGACGATGAAGTTGGTATAGTATTTAAAGCTATTGTGAATATGATTAATTCGCTTAACGTGTTTCTCGGAGATGCTGATGGCAAGAAAGAAGGTCAATAATTTTGATGCATCTGTTAGAAATAAAGTATATTTTTCAAAGGCAACTGAAGCGGCGATCATTCGATACAACGAATCTACTGATTTTGAAGAACGTGAACAAATATTCCGGGAAGAGATATTACGCCCACTAGATAAGTTGGCCGAAAATATCATTAATCGTTTTAAATTTCCATACATCAACCAAAGCTTTGACGAGACAAAAAAACAAGTTGTCTCTTTTTTGGTAATCAACCTTGCCAAATATACACAAGGCAAAGGAAAAGCGTTTAGCTATTTTAGCGTTATTGCTAAGAATTATTTGATTCTTCACAACAACAACGCTTACAAACAAGCAAAGCGGTCCATATCATTATCGGATGACGCAGACACCTTTGTTCCCATTGAGGAAATGGTTGCGCTCGAAGCACGAGATGTGAGAAAGCACGACGACACTAAGGAATTTGTTCAGTTAATGATTTCGTATTGGGATGAAAATTTAACTGTAATATTCCGAAAAAAGCGAGATGCTGACATAGCACACGCGGTGATGCAGCTCTTTCGCAGATCAGAAACTATTGAAAATTTTAACAAAAAAGCGTTGTATTTGATGATTCGTGAGATGACGGATTGCAAGACTAGCTATATCACCAAAGTAGTTAATAAGATGCGACTAATCACCGCAGCGCAATTGATGGAATATAATCGAAATGGAACATTAGAAGCTTCTTCTAATGATCTTCTTTAATTATGCTCTATTTATGTGGTTAGGAGGGGGTCTATGAGAGATAGTGAAATTTATGATAATAAGACGCTAAGTGACCTTCTCAAAGATGTAGAAGGGTTAGCAACGGCTCGTCGTGGAAAAATTGTGGATCTTATTGATGGGCTTCGGGCGCTAATAACCACTCCTGAAGACGCCGCCGTATTTTCTCCAATGATCAAGGATTATTTGGATGTGTGGATCAAGAATGACGACCAGCTAATCAAAATGGCTACTGTTGTTCAGAGAATCCTAGCTGCTGAAGCGAATTCGGGAATGGTGGGAGAGTTGGGCCAAATTCTTTCTGATGACGAAAAGGACCAGTTACAGGCTGCTGCCGTTGCACATCAAAGTGAAATAGATAAGAAGTTAGACGAATTGGTAAATGCTACGGACGCGGCAACATCGTCCAGAGACAAGTAAATGTATAAGAGAACTACTCATAGGGGTGTCAAGGGACACATTAATCCTTTAGCGCCCCGCGACCCATTGCCGGTAGAAAATCATACCGATCATATTCAAGAGGCGATTGTCATTGATAGAGTAGTAAATGACAAACATCCAGAGTACGACACGGTTGATGGATATAATGTCGGATGCGTTCAATTTAGACTAATCAGAAGCAATCAATATCGCGCACAAGAAACGTTAAATTGGGCGTGGCCGCTGGATTCTAACATTTCCGAGTATCCGCTTGAAAATGAAATTGTTCACATTGTATCATCACTGAACCGTTTCTATTACACTCGAAAAGTTAACTCCGCAATTCGCGTCACTTCACAGCCGCTGTTTGGCCTAGAACAAGAACTCTCACCGATTGTGAGTGGAAATGAACGTGGAAATGCTCTTCGAAAGTCCATTGCCAACCCCTCGAAGCTAGGCGGAGCGTCACCGAGCGCCGCCCACGCTCAATATGGCGTGTTAGGCAGAATTTTCAAGGAGCCTAGCCCTCGGGTATACCGTCTACGTCATGATGAGGGAGACGTGCTGTACGAAGGCCGCAGCGGTCACTCCATTAGGTTTGGCGCATCGTGGCTTCCCGGAAAGCGCACCCAGTTCATTTCAGAAGAACGAGATCAGATGCCGAACATTATGATCCGCACTGGTCAAGATCCAAACGCTACTCCCAATGTCAATACCGAGTTTGGGCTGGTGACTGAGGATATCAACAAAGACTATTCTTCTATTTATATGGTGACGGATCAGTTCGTTGGACTTAAGTATTCCACGGAAGGAAAGCCGTGGCACACTAAGTCAATTGATAATTTTCCGAGCAAACTTACAAGAAACCAGATAGTTATCAATACTGATCGGTTTGTAGTGAATACTAAGACTGGCCAAATTATGGGCCATTCGCATCTTGGAATTAACTGGACCACAAATCGGGACTATACAAAAGATGTAGGCCGCGATGCTAGAGCATGGGTGAACCGTGACGAATATCGCGACATTCAGCGTAACAGATTTACGTACGTAGGAAGAGATAATAGAGAACGAGTCTTCAACAACTCAACGATTCAAATTGGCAACATCTATGATGTTACGGCAGTCGCCCGCATCTCGCTTATTACTCAGAAACTGTTTCTTGGTATGCGAGACGATGAGAGTCAGCCAGTTCCACTAGGACAATTGCTTGCAGAGTTTTTAAATAGATTTATCGATGCACACTTGTTAAATGCTCCGAAACATGTACTGACTATGACGGGGCCGGGAGCATTATCTCCTGCGGTTGTACGGGCACTCACGCAATTAAAGCAGGATGTTGCTCGTGGGGCGTTGGCATCATTCAACAGTCAGTATGTATATGCGGGACGAACCCCTCCACAGGGACTACAGCGGCCACCTAATATATCAGCTTGATAGGAGTTAAGTACACATGGCAACAAAGAATGACCGACTAAAGAAAATTATTGAGGCAGTTGTGCGGAAAGAAGTGCAGCGTCTTTTACCAGAAGCGGTGAAGCAAGTATTGGGCGGTATCATTTCCGAGGCAGTAGTTGATCTATCTCCTGCCCGCATGGAAGCGTCGTCTAACGGAAATTCTCATAAGCGCCGAGCACTTGCGGAGCAAGTACAAGATACGGATGACTATCCTACTCTGGGCGGTGGCGTTCTAGGATCAGATCGCATGGCCGAAGTCATGGGATATGGTGACCTGATATCGGCAGGGAATGGAAGTTCTCGTGGTGGCATCACGCTAGATCATGCTTTAACAGAAAATGGAACTCCTATCCCAATCGATCCACGGTCTATTCCTAAAGAGGTACAGGATGCCCTGAGTCGGGACTATACCGACTTGGTTCGAGCGTGGTCAAAGGACAAGGGATAAATAATGGCACCGAACATTGGCATAACGCTTCCTCTTCGGCGCAGCATAGGTGGATATTTTGAGGCAACTCAAGATGTCTTAATTCAGATTAAGTCAAATCTAACAAATCTGTTATTGACGCAAAAGGGGGAACGGCCATTTCAACCTGAATTTGGGTCTGATTTGCATGTCATTGTGTTTGAGCCAATGACTGACGATGGCCTTTCTAATGTACAGGGATCAATTGAGTCTGCAATTTCCCAATGGATGCCATTTATTCAAGTTGAGAATGTCGAGGTTGAACGAGAAACTGAGACTCATCATGTTCATGTTCGACTCACATTCTCTCTGTCTACAGATAAAAATATTCTTGACAGTATTACCTTGGTCTTCTAATGAGAAAAATTGATCGTTCGTTTGCTCCAACCGCCAGAGAACTTAAGTATTTAAATAAGACGTTTCCGCAGTGGCGGCAAAGCCTAATTGATTACGCAAAGGTATACTTTCCAAATTCATATACGGATTTTAACGAATCCTCTCCGGGCATGATGTTCATTGAGATGGCATCTTATGAGGGAGATGTATTGGGGTATTACATCGATACCCAGTTTCGTGAAAATCTTATCCAGTATGCGGAAGAGCAAGATAACATTATTTCCATTGCTCAGGCATTAGGTTACAAGCCAAAGCCAGCAACTGCTGCGTATACAACGGCAAACTTTTATCAACTATGCCCCGCCGCCGCAGCGAACCAGAACTATGAACCCGACGAACGGTTCTTTCTTCGTGTCGCTGCAAATTGTGTTGTTGCATCTGAAGATTATCCTAATTTTAACTTCCGCACAACGTCACAGATTAATTTTGCAGATCCGCAAGATAGAGAAATTACTGTATATGCGGTGAACGGCAGCGATCAGCCCATTACATATTTGGTTAGAAAATCTGTTAAGATTGTGGCTGGAACTATAACATCATACGACGTAACATTTACAGATCCGCAGAGATTCAATCGAATCGTTCTACCTGAATCGAATGTGCTTGAAGTGCTGTCAGTTACAGACAGTAGTAATTTTACATGGAACGAGGTAGACTATCTCGCACAAGATCTGATATTAGAAGCTCGGGAAAATGTCAATCTAGAAGTTCCTTCTGGACAGAGCATTCCTCCAAACTACACCATCCGTGTTAAGCGTACCCCTCGCCGGTTCGTCACACGATATAATCCTGACTATCAACTAGAGCTGCACTTTGGTTCTGGTGTATTAGATGATTCTGATGAAGCGATCAATCTTGAGCCAAAGAAAATCGCAAATGATGAATACCAAACCAATCTAGCAAGTACTTCACTCGACCCTTCAGATTTCTTGTCGTCCCGTTCATATGGATTGGCTCCGGGAAATATTGATATGACGGTAACGTATGTGATCGGGGGAGGGTTGGAAAGCAATCTTCCGTCAAACACCATCAATCAACTTCAGACAGTTGAGGTTCTTAATGATGCCGACATTTTCTCTCCAAGCGAAAAGGCATTGTTTGAAGATATTGTGGCGTCGTTAGCGGTTAACAATACTGACACTGCCACGGGAGGAAAGGGGCGAGATTCCATTGAAGAGATTCGACAGAATGCCATGGCGTTTTTCAACTCCCAGAATAGATTGGTCAATTTACAAGATTACATGACCAGAGTATATGCCATGCCACCTAAATTTGGGGCGGCAGCAAAGGCATTCGTTGCAGAAGATAAGCAGATTAACCAACTTCTACTTGCTAATACCGAAAGTATCCCCACTGATGGCACGTTTGTCATTGATGATGCTGGCAGAAACATTGTCAACATTCATCTATTGGGATATGATCGAAATAAAAAACTTACAACGTTAAACTCACAAGTCAAGAAAAATCTTCAAGTCTACCTTGATCAGTATCGAATCTTAACTGATGAATTGCGTATTCTTGATGCGTTTCCGGTGAATATTGGCGTAAACTTCAAGGTTGTGACGTTCAAAAATTACAACATGAATGAAGTGTTGGTTCGTTGCATTGATGCGATTGAAAACTTTTTTGATATTGATAGATGGCAAATCAACCAGCCAATAATTTTGACTGATTTGGTGACAGAGCTTGCAACCGTTGATGGTGTGCAAAGTGTTGTGAAGTGTGAGGTCGTCAACAAGTATCAATATCGCGATGGGGCCGACTACAATGACTACTATTACGACATCGATGCGGCTACTCAGGATGGGGTAATTTATCCGTCTCTCGATCCGTGTATTTTTGAGCTTCGATATCCTGAAACTGATATTGTTGGGAGTGCAGCACAATGAGACACTTCATATTTCCAGAAAAAGACGCTTCGATTTATGAAGAGCTTCCGAATAGAAATACTGGGTTGGACGAAATCCTTGAAGTTGGGAAGTCTACTTCGGGAATGTATCGTATTCGGTCCATTGCTAACTTTACGCTACCTACAGGATTGCCTGCGAATGCAGAGTTTGAACTGCGGCTGTTTACCGCCATTGCGACAAAGGCTAACCGAGCGCAGTCTATCCGCGTGGCTGCACAGTCTGCGGCATGGGCTGAGGGCGATGGATATTTCTACCAAAATCGAATCCAATCAGTGTCAGGCGCAACGTGGACAGATGCTAACAGCGGCTCTCTATGGCCAATTACAGGAAGCTTGCCCAATGGTGCCGATGAAGTAACTGCTCCATTTGCACCGACTCCGGATGCGAAAGATTTTTCTATTGATGTCACGTCATTAGTGAGAACGGCGATCAGTGGTACGGTAGATCCTTCATTTGTGTTGGCACTTACTGACGCTGATGAGGCTGATCCGAATGTAAAAACGAATATTAGGTTCTTTTCTAAAGATACGCATACCATTTATCGTCCAATGTTGGTGGCAAAGTGGGACGATCAAGTGTTTGAAACGGGTTCTCTTGCAGAACTCACCGCATTAGAAATTCATGTACAACCTCGGTCATTAAAGCCCATCTATTCGTTAGGTGAGACAGCGACTGTATACTTGAATGCTCGTCCAAAGTATCCATTAAAGACATTCGCAACGCAATCATCGTTGTATGATGGCCTTTCTCATCTTCCTACTACTTCATATTTTAGCATCATTGATGTAGCAAGTAATTTAGCGATCATTCCGTTCGATGACCATTCAAAGATAAGTACAAATGCTGATGGGAGCTTTGTACAGTTTCGACTTGACGGCATGCACCCACTTCGGTTTTACAAAATACTGTTTAAGGTGGTGTTTGCAGATGGTCGGGTAGAAATTATCGACGATAACTACACGTTCAAGGTATCGCTATAATGCCAGAACTAGCCTCTCAAGAACAGATTGCTGCATTTCGCAAACCAAAAGAAATTTTTACACAGGCATATCTTGATGATCCTATCAAGTTTGAGACAGAGTTTGCACTGTTTGCGGAATCTCTGATCAAGCAAGTTCAAGAATTTCCATCTATTGACAGAAATTTTGCTCAATTTGTATCGGTCACCTTGGCAGCAACTGGATCACAATACTATCCAGTATCGATGTATTTGAACGCCATTAACCGAACAGATTACGCCCGTCAAATTGATCGTGAAATCACCCAGTTGGTTAGATAATATTTATGCCAAATCAATTAAATTTTCCAGACACCCTAAAAAACACGCCTCTACAGCGCCCATCTCGTATGAGCGCCCAAGATCTTCGGCTGATTCGAAACCAGAACCGTCAAATTATTTTCGGAACAACCGATAATGATATTGTAGAGTTATGGATTTATAATCCCAATGGGTCATTTGCGGGACATTTAAATCTTGGTGCTACAAGTGAGGCGCTTGCTCTTACTACTTTAATTGATAACACTGGTCCGTATGAAGTATTGAATTTGGATCTAACGCACATTACCCAGAGAGTAGGATTGCCTCCGGGAAAATATGCGATGGTGGCCAACTTTTTCCGTGATGAGGTAGGATCAGAAGCAGGATATAAACTCTATGTTTCTGCAATCTCAGATGATCGCACTGAAGTACAGCTATATCCAGTAGATCCTACTCCAGAAGCGGTCCAAGATATTTTTGAATTTGTCACTCCGTCAGTACCTCGTCAGTTTGCTAAAGGGCTAATGGATCAATTTTTCGGACAATCTCTTGACGCCACTCCCCAAGAGCAAATTGATAATGCAAAGATCAATGGTCAATTAGATAGTCTCATTTCTGGAACTATCCCCCGAATCACTAATGGAGGATTAGCAGATCAGTGGAAGGCGATCATTGCCGATCTTCTTGATCGAACGTATGTACAAATGCTTAGTCTATTGTTAGCCGATGTAAAGAATAATAACGTGCAACAAATTGAAATAGAACAATACATCATGGAAGCGTTCGATTTTGTGCTACATGAAATGGTACAGTCTAAGCAAATTCCGCATCTAATCAAACTGATCTGAGCTGCCAATGCCAAAACTTATTGCAACTATCAATGGCGTATCAGCGGTTATCTCTCCAGCGGTGGCCGTATCCACTGGCCCATCTGGACAGCCTGCACAGTTCCAGTCTGCTGAGGGGAGCGGAGTATCAAGCGCAATCACTATTACGCCTGCGTCTCCTATCTCTCGCATTGATCTTGATATTGTAGGGCCATCGTTTGTGGGAAATGCAATTGTTGGATATAACTCCAGTGGAATTGAAATTGGTCGTACCACAATTACTACAACGTTCCCGATTGTGCCGAGCGAAGATGGGTCAGTTCGGGCGTCGTTGGCAAGTTCTACTAATGAACCGTTTTCTCGCATTGTGCTTGAACCGGCACCTCAAGATTATATCGCATATGCAAACGTAACCTTCGATGGTGCCCCTTCTCCCGGTCCCCTTCCGGCACCACCTCGTCCCGCGACTCCAACACCATTTCCGGACCAACCAACAACACCAACGACACCATCTACCCCTACAGTACCAAGTGGGCCACGCCCAACTCTTCCTACGGTACCAACGCTTCGGTTTGAAGATATTGTTCGAATTGATAGTAATGAATTTGCTCGTGTATATACAAAGGATAGTATGTCTCCTATTCCATCGCAGCGTATTACTATTACAAACGTATCTGATATTTTTAATGTCTGGTTAGAGTTTGCAGAGATTGATGGGGTCGCACTTTCTCCAAAATCGTTTTTGTTAGAGAAAGATTCTGATAGGGAAATAGTAGTTACGTTTGATGTTGCGAAGATTAATAAATTCCCAAATGGGATCTCTCGAATTACGTTGCCAATACGTGTAACGTCATCTGTGATTATTGTCGCACCAGAATATCAATACCCACCAGCGCCACCCATCACATCGTTTGTACCGACTCCACTCCCTGCACCGCCTCCAAGGGTCGTGCAAGTTCCTCCCATTAATTTCCCACCAGTGGATACGTTTCCTCCCAATCCTAAATTTCCGGGCCCGCCGCCCGAGCGGCCACACACTCCTCCATCAACATCCCCCGATGGAGATATTGGTGTAGGGTTTAATCCTCCAGATTTTGGTGCTGATAGCCTCCCACGAATTTGGGTATCCGGGTATCAAGGAGGCTTACAGTTTGGTGATCCTCCAATCGGGTGGGTATTAGATCCACAGGGCGGTGTATGGTATCGCCCTGATGATCCATACGTACTATCTGATTTTGGCCGTAATCCTCCCGTAACTGTGCCGCCAGTATTTCCACCACCAGTATTTCCACCACCACCAGTATTTCCACCACCAGTCATTCTTCCACGAGATCCGCCACCGCCACCCAACCCTATTATTGAACCAACTCCACGGGGCGGAAACAGTGGCAACTCTCCTGATGCTCCATTTGACGATCCTCCATCGATATAACCCATGCCCGTAAACTTTGAATCCATTGAGTTTAGACCACTCACCGATCAAGAAAAAAAAGACATCCAGTTTCGTCGGGGTAGAAATTTCACTACTCCGGGAGTAATTGGTTCATTCAATTCGGGCCCGGTGACTATCGATGAAGTAAATGTGTTGGATATGCTACAGGGTGGAGGATCGCGAGATCGCAGATTCTTTGCCACGCCACTAACGGATGGGCCAGCACTGATAAGTCTGGCATATGCATTGGGATTAGGAGACGATAGTGTTGCGACACGTTACCGCCTTGTAGAAGCTCGACTTGATCCTGCACCGGCACCGGCCCTTCTAGAACCGCCCTTAGTACTTTTCACCGATCCACCGACGCCACCCGTACCACCACCTTCCACTCCAGACGTTCCTCCTACATTAGGAACGCCAGAAGTCACGGTACCGGAACAAGTGCCCGCTCCGCCAGTGGTCCCGGTACCTCCGGTACAGATTACATCTATTGGCAATCCTCCAAACTCTCCAACTCCGCTAGTACCAACGATAGCGTTGATGGAGGCATTTCTTCCCCCTGCGGGAACGGTTCCGGCCACAACCGTAGAAGAAATGTATACTGTGGGAACCTCGCTCCCTGCTGCCGATGTGTTGTATGAGGTGGGGTTGCCCTTATCGGAAAAAAAGTCATTCATTGAGGGTATATTAGTTGTCAGAAACAATGCGGTTAACTGCGACATAAAAGTAGTAATTACACTTCCGCCATATTTGTCTACGGACTCGGGCACTACATTCGTCATCGCCGCAGACTTAAAGGCGGGTATTCTGATTAAAACTGACGTAGCTGAAGTTAAGAGATTGGCGGTGGGATTGACGCGGTTATTTAGAGACGATGCGATACGTATTAACGTGAGTCCAATTAACGCATCCGGACAAGTGTACGTTAGGAAAAATCTCGAACAGCTAACTACGTAATATGGCATATACAGACGCAGAAATTGAATCTGCCCGCATCCCCAACAATGTTCCATTTACTGCCATCCCTATTCGTACTGCCTCGGGAGGGTTTGTTTTTGTTGATCGGTTTAATTCTAGCGTCATTGTACAGTATCGCTCTGGAGTCCTTACGGGAGCGGCAGATGAAGCAGTTCCTGCCGGTGTATTTTTGCGTGTACTTCCGCAACTTACTGATCCCACAGTAACTCAAATTAATTCAGAGGTTGGGTCACTACCTCAAAACGTTAGCGCACAAACTGATGCTCCTGAATTTACTGACTCCGAGATCGAAGCGTCCCGCGTTCAGAACAACATTCCATTTACTGCCGTAACAATTCGAACGACTTCTGGTGGATTTGTTTTTGTTGATCGATTTAACTCTGACACTATCGTAGCCTACCGTTCTGGAAATCTTACGGGGGCAGCAGATGAGGGGATTCCTAATGGAGTGTACCTACGTGTTGCTCCTACCACAGTTGCTCCGGGAGCAGGCTCCTCTATAGTGCTCCCGCCACCACTCGCATCTGAATTTACTGATGCGGACATTGAGGCGTCCCGAGCACAAAACAACATTCCATTTACTGCCGTAACTATTCGAACCACCTCCGGTGGATTTGTTTTTGTTGATCGATTTAACTCTGCGGTGATCGTAGCCTACCGTTCCGGAAATCTTACGGGCGCAGCAGATGAACCCGTTCCGGACGGAGTGTTCTTACGTGTTGCTCCCACGGTTGTCGCCCCCGGAGCAGGGTCATCTATCGTGCCCCCGCAACAGAACTCACCACAGGGCAATCCCCCACAGAACGATGTTCCCGGTCCAGTTCAGATAGTAACACCCTCCGACACTCCTCCTATTATTGAGGTTACAACTGAGCGCGAGTATCAAACACTATCGCAGCTTGTTATTAACCTAACAGTTAATCCTGCAAACTCGACGTTTGTATTTCCGGTCACCACCGAAAGAGATGCATCATTACGAGTAGTTCCGGTTCCCGTTCGTCTACGCATCGCACTTCAGAAAATTGTCAGATCATTGTTAAGTGGTAAGGTAGAGTCGTATTACGATGATGCGCGCGCAATGAAGACGTTGTTGAATTTTGGGCAAGATTATCAGTCTCTCATGACGAACTGGATGTATGATGCACGAGACGATGGTAAGGCCACCATTCTTGCTAAGTTGTATCGTCCATTACCAGAAGACATTTCTCTAAAAGAAGAAGTTTGGATTTCTAGAGAGTTGTCTCCTACTGTTATTGATCGCATTTTTGCAGACTATGCAATTACTGAGCCTCCAAAACTGTATCTGCGTCCACCAAACCGCAACGTAAAAATTACTGGTCGGAATGGTGGAAATGTAGACAACAAAAATCTTCGAAATCTATTGTCATCTGGCGCATTTGATGTAGTGAGCCCTACTGATCCTGTGTTGGAAGAGTGGTTCTCGTATGACGTGAATCAAGTAGAACTGAACATTGCACATAACGATTATCGTGACTTTGTATTTTTTGGTTCTGCTGCCGGAAGATTGATGGCGTTTGTAAACAAGATGAAGACGATTGAAAATCTGAATGAAACTATTCAGATCAACAGTTCTTCGCTGGCTGCTGCTGGTACGTATATTACTGGAACGTTGCCGTACCTATCAATTAAGAAATTGGCAGATGAGCGCCTAGACTTGGTTCGTAGCTTTGACCCATACGAACGCTTTCTCTATCATGAAACGGGCGTGCCGTATTCATCTTCCCTTGTTACTGACGACAGAGAAGATGAAATATTCTATCACGGAGATTGTACGTGGCCAAAAACGGCTGGTCTAGTAAATTCGGTATCGGCTTCGGCTGACTGGATCACCACGCAATATGATATTGCTCACGCATACGATAGAGTCAATCAGGACGCACTATTTAACACGATCCCTCAGTATCTCCAAGCTGATACCGAATCGACCGATTTTATTACATTCCTACATCTTATTGGTCAGCAATTTGATGTGTTGAAGACGTATATCGATCATATGGATAACATCTATGATAGGGTAAGCGATCCGACCAAGGGAATGTCTCCGGATCTTGTATGGAACTTGGCCAATAACTTTGGTATCGAACTTCCAAATCCGTATGCAGTTAAGAGCCTTGTAGATTACACCATCGGAGAAGTTAGCCAAGTGTCGCCTACGGTATACAGTAAAGTGGCCGCAGAGACATGGAAGAGATTCTTGCATAACCAAATCTTCATGATGAAGACCAAGGGCACCAAGGCATCTCTCCGCGCATTGGCAAACTCGTATGGAGTGCTCCCTACAACATTAGAAATTAGAGAAAGTGCAACACCGGGAACAGATGGGCTTATCCCAAGCTTTGAAATTTTTGAAGAACAGACAAATGCACTAGACACTGTACTTCCTGCACACATTAGTATTCCATGGGCGTCTTCGTCACTGGATAACCGAACTGTGCAGCTTAGATTTGCTACTACTGTAGTAACGGGAAGTGTACTTCTTAATGGAACAAATTGGGCCATTGCATTAAATCCTCTATCCGGATCTTACGGACAAGTAGAATTACGTGACGGTACCAATACTGCTATAGCATCTAGTTCTTATTTCCAAGTGTTCGGAGGAGAATTTTTCTCGGTAATGGTTAGAAAAAACTCTTCTGATATCAGCTTCTATGTAAAGCGAGCGGAAGGTGAAGATATCGTAGACGATTTCGAAACTACAGTTACAACATCCGCTATCAACATCAGCTCGTCACAGTTCATTAATTTGGGTGGATCGGGATCATTCTTCGGGCCTCCACTGATTGGGCTTATTGATGAATTCCGAGTATGGGGAAAGCCCATCCGCGATGACATATTTGGTGAACAGGTTAGATATCCCGGCTTGTACAATGGAAATACAAATACCTCTACACGAGATGCCTTGTGGGTTCGATTGTCGTTTACCAAGCCACAGAATTTGGGCACTGGTCCTTTATTGGCTAATGAATCTCCGTGGGCAAGACCGCTGTCAGTATCGAATATAATGAAAACGTTCGACGCTGTAGGATTCCCCAATCAGCCACAATATCCAAATAGTATGGAAGTGATCACCCGTGAAGTGCTTCGCTACGCACCAACTGCGGGAGCTAGTCAGTTCAGTACTAACAAGGTGATCATCGGTTCTCCCCCACAATTTACAACATTTGCAAATTCTAACGTCCCTACTCTCAGCCCACAAAAGAGTATGGTGTCAATTTCTGATAAAATTGCAGCAGGACATCAGTCCACCAATATTGTCGGATTCTTCTTTAGTATTACCGATGCAATCAATGACAATATCATTCGATCCCTTGGAACGATTAACCTTCAAGATCTATTAGGAGATCCTGCCGACCAATTTACATCTGAATATTCTGCGCTTGATAGTCTCAATGAGTTGTATTGGGAGAGCTATGCATATGGCTACAACATTAATAGCTTTGTAGATTTTGTTCGTGATCTGTTAGGGCCAATGTTCTCACAGGCTCGCCAACTAATTCCGATTCGTGCAAAGTTACTTAGTGGTATTGTCCATGAACCACACATTCTTGAGCGCAATAAGTTTAAGAATCGCAAATTACAAGTAACAGCAGGCCCGCTCACCAGAGATTCGTCCGATACACAAAATCTTGATACTGAAATCATCAAGTTAGAAGACATTCGTGTATTTAGTGGAGATGCTCCAGAATATAGCGCCGAACTACCATTAGATGATATCTATGATGCAGATGGTGAAAATCCTCAATATGAAGGAACCCTTACCCAATCTGACCTTCTAGTATTAGAGGGTATGCCCGTATTTTATAACGGGACGGTTCAACCATTTATAGAAGATCCATTAACTGCGGAATCGCTGGTACTAGATGAACAGACAAATATTCTCAATTACACCAAAGAATTGTTGGCGCGATATGGAGTGTCTTCTACAGTAGAACTCTCCCCCACACAGAAAGCCGAATTTGCTCGACTGCTGCAAGCATATCGTCCCTCTAATACGGTAGATTTGGGAAGTGTATTTGAAGATGCAAAAGATAGAATCGGCACATCACCAGATCAATTCTTCCCAGAAATCGCTTCTCCTGTTAGTGACTTTACTGATGTCGCGGCATATTCATATTTCTCACACCCAGAAGGACTATGGTCTGTTCCGGGAATTGAATATGTCCGAGTTAGACAAAACGTACTAACAGATCGCGCAACGTGGACCGCAGGAACGTCGTATCTTCGTGATGATAGGATACTTCAAGAAAACATCACAGGAAGTGGAGCGCCGGGAAACAATAAAGAATTCGTCTGTATTACAAGCACTGATCAATTTACGAGTTATCTATCGCCCTTTGAAGATACTGCTAATTGGAAGCCAATGCGGTTTGCTCCCCGAAGCACTCGTGTTCTGAAAGAGGCAATTATCTATGATGGCGTCGTATCTATCGCACCATCTGGAAGTACATATCCAAATCCTCACGGATACTTTCCACAGCACTATCGCAATACTCGTGATGTAAGACGAGGAATTCTGAATCCTCGTTGGTACGGTTGCATTCAAACGGAATTAACTACTCCAGATGGCAAACCGCCAATTGAAGTAACATTTACAGCCGGGGATCGTTTGGTGGTGTCGAATCCGGGTGAGCCAGTACAACCACGCACCAACCAAGCAGGACCAATTCTAGATGTCGAATAACATCTACGAACTACTACTT